CATCAAATAAAGATTTAAAACCTTTTTCAATACCACCCTCTGGGCCAAAGAAATCATCATAAAATTTTCCTAATTTTGTGGTTATTTCCCCAATAGATTTGACCATAACTTTAAAAGCTGGACTTTGTAAAAATTTTGCAATTGCAAATAAAAGACCAGCAAATAAACTTCCTCTAACAAGAGTACCAAATTTACCATCACCACCAGTAAATTTATTAAAACTTTTCTTCAATGCACTAGCCATTCCAGTAACACCAGCTGCTATATCTTTGAGAACACTTCCTCGTTTTTCATCTATTGTTTTTTGTTCTTTGTCAAGTTCTTCTTTAGCACTTTGACTCAAATTACCTTGTCTTTTTAAGTTAAGTTCTTTTTGTTGTATGTCTAATGTTGCTTCTTGAAAATCTTTCTGTTGTGCAGCATTTAGACCTTGTTCTTCAAATCCTTTTTTCATATCTTCTAAAAGAAACTTTTGTTCTTCAATATCCACTTTTTGTAATTTAGCACCAGTTAGGTCTTGTTTTTTTAATTCAAATTCTGCTAGTCTTATTCTTTTTGCTTCTTCTTGATATCCTACATTAAGTTCAACAGATTTGCCATTTTCTTCAATCGAAGCTTTAAGTTGTTTTAAAACTTCTCTATCAAGACCAAGTGCCTTTGAAGCTTCTGTTCTATTTGTATTTACTTCTTGTCTGAGTAATTGAGTTTCTTGTAAATTTTGGATTTGATTGTCAAGCGTCTTCAACTGAAGTTTTGCTGCACTTGTGTTCATCTTATTAACTTTTTTACCATCTTTATCAACAGCAGTTTTGAAATTCTTCTGTTCTGATATCAGGGTTTTTAAGTTTTCATCTTCTTTGTCGTATCTTAATGAATCTTCACGTTCTTTTTTATCTGCAGCGTTTTTATTACTGGAGATGAGTGATTCTTTAAGTGTTTTAAAATCATCTGCCATTACTTTTTACCCATCGCCTGTGTACCAAAAAATGCAGCAACAATAGCTGCAACAGAAACAAAGTAAACACTTGCCATACTTCCAAGTATTTGACTTGCTTGATTTAGACCTAGTGACATTGCAAGTACAACTGCAAATGGATATAATAACATACCACCTAACGCAAACCATGCCATCTTGCGTTGTGCATCTCTCATTGCATCTGCATCTTCTAATTCTTTACGTTTAAATTCCATATCCAACTCATATTCCTCTAAAGAAATATGTCCATCTCCATTTGTATCTTTCGCTGCAATCTTTGGGTCTACAGTCTTTGTTACTTCGGCCATAGTCTCTCTCCCTATCTCTTTTGTTGTTGTTCTTCTCTCTTTATTCTTTCTTCTTCCTCTTTAATGTATGCAATCAACATACCAACGTATATTTCTCTTTCCCATGGCAACATATTTTCAAGTTCTGTTAAACTATACTTATGATGTTGCATCATACCAAAGTTAGTTTTATAATAATTAAATAGACTATCGTGAGATAGTCCTATTCTAAAAAATCGGTGAGGCCCTCCAAAACTACCTCACTTTTCTTTTTAGTCTTTGGATTTAACACTTCAATTACATGACGTAACTTAGGTGCAGTTTGAAAAAATTCAGTAACTTTTTCAAATTGTGTACCAGAAAGACTATCTACAAAATCATCAACTTCTTTATCTGACATATCAATTCTACGATACACATCATCACCTTCATGTATTTCGCTTACACAGTTATTTATGACATGGAACAGAGTTTCCATTTCAGAAGCACCAGTTTTTAGTCCTTTTAGGTCAGATAAAATAGGATATCTAAAATGCATACTTACATCTTTTGTTAATTCAACAATATTTGTATGATCTTCTGTCATATTCACAGATATATCCTGTATATTTAGTTTTACAGGAACTTGTGTCTTACCATCATCTGGACATATGATACTAAGTTCTGTTGTTTCTCCAACAGATTTTGCCCTTATTTGTAAGAATAGATATTCCACATCAAAAACTGGAGATAGACTTGCATCAATTTTTCCAAAGGTACAAGCAGAAACTAGATTAATCATAGCTTCCATCAGTTGAGTTTCATCTCCAGATTCTTGTGCCATCATTAATATTTTTTGTTCTTTAATTAAAAATGGTCTGTATTTAAGTTTTTCTCCAGTAGAGGGAAGTTCCAACTCATAGGTTGGATTATTGAGTTTTGGTAACGCCATAATATTTCATCCTTTATTATATTATAATCTGCGTAATACTGATGGTATTTGAGAAGTAATTTTTCTCGTTACAGTATTCACAGCACTTTCTGCAATTCTATCAAGTAGGGGTTTTGGTAAGTTTGCTTCGTCTGTTAAGTTCTTCCAATATCTGTAGGAAAACGTAGCATCTATAGTTAGATACTGATTATTAGATGCATAACCTAGAGCTTGAGCTCCTATAGTTTTGGGATATGCTTCGACAAGTTCTATACCATACACTCTATCATTTTGTTCATTTAATGTATGTATTTGTACTTTTCCAACGTAATCATCATAATAACCCATAGCCCAAGTTTGTGAGTTAAATGCAAGTTTCTGCCATACTTCTAAATACTTTTTTTCTTTCAAGTCAGTTGAACATTGAAAAGATGCTGTTATGTCTGCAAAACTATACCCAGATGCAATCTCTCTTTCTGGCCCATAGATGTTTGTATCTGGTGTAGTATCAATATTCCTACCAGGCATAGATATACTTTCACATTTAAGTCCAGTTGCACGAACAGTTCCATCACCTAACAACTCACCCATAATTTTTGTAAAAACATTAGTGTTACCAGATGCTGTTGTTCCTCTACTTCCAGTTGGTGGAAACAATGTAACCTCGTAACGATTTGCTTTTGCAATACCATCACGACTACGACCCATACCAAGTACTTCATTTAATGTACCATATGCAACTGCATCTATTAATCCACCGAATCCTGTTGGCATTATATCATACTCCTACTGTCTCTATACACATCTTGGATAGAACCTTTTTTCCATCTCGCAATTGGTAGTAAAGCTGCAACAGTAAATTCATCTGCATCTATTCTACGAAACTGTGTCTTTACTTGTCCAGAAAGGTATCTCTTGAGTGTTGGTTTAATTAATTTAATCGATTTAAGTTTACTATAATCAACTGCAAGTCTAGTGCTTTCATCAAACTTTGTATTATTACTATAGTCTACTAATTTATCTAACAACTGAAGTCTTATTGTCATAGGTAGATAGTGTAGATTAATACCTAGAAATCCATCTGAATATGGTTCTAGTGGTAACACTAAAGGAAACGAATCATAATAAGGTAATTTCTTTTTATGTTTTGGATCATAAAAGAACATATTCAAACGACCAAAGAAAGGATTGTTATTTCTCTTTCCATCTCGTATTAAGTCCATTGCACCTGGCTTACCAAATTCCTTAATCTTATCACGATACCATTGTGTAGACTTTGGTCTTCCTTTTGCAGCTGCAACAACTGATTGTATAAATTTACTCTGTGCCATGTTACTATTTATACTTTATATTCAGATGGTCTTCAGTAAAGACTTTAAATTCCATATCATTAAGTTCACAGAACTCATTTGCATATTTCCACTTGGCTTGGTTGATTGTGTAAGTCTTAACCTCATTCAACCACCTTTTAGTTCTACGTTTAGGATTTGTTGTTGGAGATACACATTGATACTTTGGTTTTACCTCTACTATAAACTTCTTAGTAGAACCATTCACTTGTTTGACTTTCATATAGAAGTCTGGAAAGTATCTGTGCATCTTACCATCCCAAGGCGATATGTAAGGTATGATGATTTCTTCTGAACCCCACTCAAGTATCTTATCGTTCATATCACAATAGACCATAAGTTTACGTTCCCAAAGTGAACGATATATCACTTTAGACGGATTACCCTTGTATTTTTTAGGGTTTATTGGATTATATTTACCACGATATGCCATGTTAATCTTTATAAATAGAAGTTACAGGAGTATTTATACATGGCAATAGACTTTCTAAAAGGTGCAGCACAAGGAATAGCTGGAAAAGCATTAAGAAAAGTTGCTGGTAATCTGCCTGGATTATTAGGAATAACTGGTAGTAAAAGTGGTTTTAGTTCAGACACAAAATCACTTTCAGGACATAAATATGATACCAAAAGTTTTCAGTTTCCATTAGATGTGATAAGTAGTCCAGGCCTAGGAAATCAAGGACATTACATTATGTTCATGGTTAATAAACAAAGTAACTCAAAACTATCTTTTGGAAAAGAAGAATCTAAAAGTTCTGAAGGACAACAAAATACAAAAAAAGCATCAAAAGAACGAAAAATACCAGACTATTTAAATGAATTAACTTCTAGTGGTAAATATGCAAAAAAGAAAAATACAAGTGGTCACAAAAGTCAAGTTAATAATAATGTTTTGACACAAGTTGATGATTTAAGTCCTCCAATAAAATCAAAGAGAAGTGGTGGTTCAACTGTTGCAGTACAAAGACAAGCAACTGTAAGAATGGATACTGCGATTACATTGTATATGCCTCAAATGGTTGCAGTTTCATATGGTGCTCAATATCAAGATGAAGTTGTGGGAGATGCTGCAGCAGCAGGTGCTAAAATATATGATGATCTAATGAATACTGATAAAGGTGGTTTGACGATTGCAAAAGAAGCTATTAGTAAATTAGGTAAAAATGTTGGTGAAGGTATGATTAATAAAGGTATAGGACTTTTATCAGTTATCCCAGGCATTGAGGGTGCAAAAGACGTATTCTTTGCAGCTAGAGGATATATCAAAGCACCAAAAATGGAACTATTTTTTAAAGGTATAGGTAAAAGAAAGTTTAGTTATCAATTTAAAATGGTGCCTAAATCTTCAGCTGAAATGCAAGAGATACGAAAGATTGTTGCATCATTTAAACTAAATATGTTACCAGAGTTTGTAGATGGAGATAGGTCTTCCAGAAGACTAACAGTTCCAAACACATTTGACATTCAGTATATGTATAATGGTGCAGAGAATCATTATCTACATAAAATATCAACTTGTGTGTTAGAATCAATGGACATCAAGTATGGTGGAGAAGGTAAGTATCAAACCTTTACAGCAGATGATGATGGAGCTCCACCAATGGTAACAGAAATGACACTTAACTTCCAAGAGATGGAAATTATTACAAAAGAAAGAGTTGCAGAGGGTTACTAATGTATTTTAAACAATTCCCAACAATACCATATGACTCTACTGGAACAGGTCAAACAAAAGACGTTAAAAATCTTTTAAGACGAGTAGCAATTCGTCAGAAAGTAAAGAGTAATACTCTTTTCTACGACACATATGATGTTAAAGATGGTGATTCACCAGAGTCTATTGCAGATAAATTGTATGATAATCCAGAATTACATTGGGTTGTATTATTGGTAAATGATATAACAGATGTATATCATCAATGGCCTTTGAGATATTCACAGTTTTTACAGTTTGTAAAAGACAAGTATCCAAATCCAAATGGAGTCCATCATTATGAAATTCCACAATCATCTGGAGATACAACTAAAACTATAGAAGTATATGCAAATGCAGCAATCCATGATAATGATGTAAGTTATTATCCTAATGCAACTATTATTACAAATATACAATATGAAGAAAATAGACAAGATGAGTTAAGAAAAATAAGACTTCTTGACCCAAGATTTATAACTCAATTCGTAGAAGAATTTGAAAACATAATGAAGGAATCAATTATCTAATGTCTGGTATTCAGTATGCTGGGGAATATGTACTTAAAGAAGCTACTCTTATAACTTCAGCTGGTGTTACATTTGACCTAAAAGGATTAATTCTCTCATTTAACATATACGAGAATATTTTTTCTACATCATTATCTGGTAGTTTTTCTTTCGTAGATACCGACAACATCATTACGAATGGCCCAATAGTTGGTCAAGAATATCTGTATTTAAAAGTTGGAACGCCAGGTTTAGATGAACTTGATTTTGATTTTACTAATGTACCATTTGTAACATATAAAGTTAACGTCAGAGAAGATGCAAATAAAAACACTCAATTAATACAAGTTAGTTTTACATCACCAGAAATAATAAAAAATACTCGTGTTAGAGTATCAAAAAGTTATACAGAATCTATTGACCAAATAGTTACAAATATTCTAAGAGATGAGAGATATGTAAATACACTTAAACCATTACACATAGAACCAACTGCTGGTATTAGAAAAGTGATATCACCTAATCTACACCCATATAATTTTATAACAAATCTTGCAACAGAAGCTGTTTCTGCTAAAGATGGTAATCCATTCTTTTTGTTTTATGAAAGTACAAGAGGAATTAATTTTAGAAGTATAGAATCTTTATTTGCAGAGGAAACCAGAGGTGATTATTCGTTAGGTGACTTTGGTAACAACAAGGGTAAGCAACCAGATGTAGAAAAAGAATTAGGTAGAATTGTTAGTTTTCAAATAGCTGCAAATAATGATATGTTGTCCAACATTGTGTCTGGAATGTTAGGTTCTTCAATTATAGAATATAATATATATGATAAGAGTTTTAATAAATCTACTTACAATTATATTGAAGATTTTGGTAAGTTTCCAAGAATAAATTATTCAGATGATTTTTATGATAATCCAGTTTATTCTGAAAGTTTTATTGATGACAAAAGTAACACAATAGGTAGTTTTACAGATGCAAGAATACACTTACACTCGGTAAGTTCTGGAGCAAATTTTGATACACATCACACAAATCCAACATCAGCATATGAATATGCCCCAAATCAAATCAAAAATAGTCTATTGCACAGACAAGCTAAATTTAATGAAATGACTGATGGGGTAACTATAAAGATGGAAATAAATGGAAGTACAAATATTTCTGTAGGACAGACGATTAATGTAAAAATTCCTGTTACTGGAACTGAACATGATGGAAAGTATGATAAATATTACACAGGCAAATATCTAATTACAAAGTTAAGACACAATTTTGATGTGCCACTCAAAAGACATGAAATTACATTATCTGCATCAAAAGATTCTTTTTCACAAAGCATACCTATTGGTAATAACATACCAGAGGGAAAATCTGACTTAACAAATATAATTAAATACTAACAGAAAGGAGACTCTATAGACTACATTATGATAATCATTTAAAATAGGAGGCATATATGCCAATGTTAAAAACCAAACTCAAATTAAAGAAAATGAACACCTTTATTAACAGAGATAGGACAATAGAACCAATAACGGAAAATGATAAATACATACTAGAAACTATAGAGAGAACAAAAAATGAAAACATTTCAAGATTTGCAAGAAGGGGTTTATGACCCCAACATACTTAAAGCGTTTTTCCTAGCAGGTGGCCCAGGAAGTGGTAAGTCCTATGTTGTAAAACGTGGTGCTGGTGGTCTTGGTATGAAGATTGTCAATTCAGATGACATCTTTGAGAAGTACATCAAAGATGCTGGAATGACATTTAAAATGAATACCAAACTTGGTAAAGAACAAGAAGTTGACAGAGATAAGCTTCGTGCAAGAGCAAAAGAAGTTGCAAACAAACAAAAGGCAAACTATGTTGAAGGTAGACTTGGACTTATCATTGATGGTACTGGAAAAGACTATGACAACATTACTGGAAAAGCACAGAAGTTAAGATTACTTGGTTATGATATACATATGATATTTGTGAATACTTCTCTTGAAACTGCACTTAAAAGAAATGCAAAAAGAGAGAGAACTCTACCAGCATCTATTGCAACCAAATCGTGGAAAAATGTTCAGATGAATATGGGTAAGTTTAGTCAGTTCTTTAGACAAGGTTTTGTTCTTGTTGAT